ATTTTATCTCGATAACGGAATTGGCCCAGCTCTCCGACCTCGTAACCGATGTTATAGCACCTCCTGGCTATATGCGGGCGTTCATCTACAACCTCGCATGTGAAATCTGTATGGAATTTGGACTCGAACCTCCTGGAGCTACCCAGCGGCTTGCCATGGCCTCCAAGCGGGTGCTAAAGGCTAACAATTCCCCGCAGGATATAATGTCTATGCCTACAGGATTACCTGGGATTACTCAAAGATTCAATATATTCTCTGGGAATTATTAATATGCCAAAGTACAACGCATTGTCGGCGAATCCAGATAAGAATGTCTATTCGACGCTTGGGGCAGCTGAAGGCGGTACTCCCAAGCGCGGGGGATTGCGTCCTGGAAAATATAATATGCTGAAGAAAGCAGCATCAGATTATATGGATTGGAGAGTGGGTGAGAGCCAGCGCGTTAGGGAAATTCAAGACCAGGCTTTTAGAGAGCGCCGACAGCTAACTCCTGAGGAGAGTAAGTTTGTGGGGGAACACTATCTGAACTTGAGTATGAATGCTGGAACTTTTATTGGAGCGAAGGGCATTGCCCAGATGGGAAAAACAGAAGTGCTGGCAGCAGCAGAGAAGCTAAAAGCGGCGGGTGTTGCGGATACGGAAATCTGGCGGCGACTCGGTGTAACCTTCAAATTCCCCGACAAGCTCCCTCGGATGGAAATCAGTGACAAGGCGGCGAAGTTGAAGGACATGGCCAGCAAGGCTTCTCGGGTAGATGAGGCTCTGGAAGCTCCCGTCCTTGAGGCCTATCCCAACCTCCAAGCCTCTCCTTTCTCCCTGACCCTAGATCAAGGCACCTTAGGCTCTTTCTCCCCTAGGTCTGGGTTGAAGGTCTCTTTGCGTGGGGAGAACCCAACAAGCACCGCCATACATGAAATCCAGCATGGGGTGCAAAAAGCTGAAGGATTCGCAGGTGGGGGAAGTTTAAAAGAGTTTGCGAAAAAGAGCGAAGAATTGCAGGCTGCCCTAACCAACCCCCTCGCAAAAAAGGTAACCGCAGCTTATAAAGCTAAAGACATACCAGCAATAAAAAAACTAAAGCAAGAGAATCCAGAAGAATTCAAGAAAATGACACTAGCGTTGAAAACTCTTGGAACAAAAAATCTCCTTTTGGCGCAGGAGAAAGTAGCGGCTTTAGCGGGAAAAACCCCCTATGAGAAATACCGAAGCCTGGCGGGAGAGGCAGAAGCCCGCTTAACCCAATCCCGTTTAAAAATGACCGATGCAGAGCGCCGATTGGCATACCCTCCAGCCGGCTTCGATATCCCCGCGCACCAACAAATAATAAGGCAGAGATAAATGAAAACTCCAATTCTTGGCGGGCAGTTCGTAGCTAGATCAGTCAATGCTGCCGATAACCGAATGATTAACCTCTATCCAGAGATCATCCCGGAAGGCGGGAAGGAACCGGGGTATTTGTCGCGGTGTCCGGGGTTGTTGCTGAAGGCAGAGGTAGGAGATGGACCAGTCCGTGGGATGATTCGAGTAGGGACTTCAGCCTACATTGCATCTGGACTTGAGTTCTACCGATTAACCTCTAATTATATTCCGATCCTTCTGGGCACGATAACCGGCACTGGTCCGGTTTCCTTAGCCGACAACGGAACGCAGATTTTCATCGCTTGCAATCCAGACGGATTCATCTATAACATTTCCACTGGAATATTCGCAGAGATAACCGATCCTGATTTCCCCGGCGCAGTTACCGTAGGCTACTTGGACGGATATTTTGTATTCAACGAGCCGGATTCCCAGAAGTTTTGGGTTACCAGTCTCCTGGACGGCACTTCCATCGATCCGTTGGAATTTGCTTCCGCTGAAGGCAATCCCGATGATGTATCAGCAATTGCCGTAGATCACCGAGAAGCTTGGATATTTGGAGAAAACTCTGTTGAAGTCTTCTACAACTCCGGCTCGTTGGACTTCCCCCTCGCCCGCATCCAAGGGGCTTTTTTAGAGGTAGGTTGTCTCGCTCCTCACTCCATCGCGCGCTTGGATAACTCCTTGTTCTGGCTTGGTTCAGATGCTCGCGGAGTTGGCACCGTCTATCGCGCGAACGGCTACGCAGCACAACGAATCTCAGACCACTCCATCGAATCAATCATCCAAGTCTTTCCTGATATCTCCCAGGGCTCTGCCTACACCTACCAGCAAGCGGGTCATTCCTTCTATGTGCTGAACTTCCCAACACAAAACCGCACCTTCGTGTTTGACGTGGCGACTGGCATTTGGCACGAACGGGCAGGATATTCCGACCTTGGTGAATTTACCCGCCACCGCGGAAACTCCCAGATGGTATTCAACAATGAGGTGCATGTCGGGGACTTCGAAAACGGGAATGTGTATACCTTGGACCTGGAAACCTATTCCGACAACGGCGGGATTCAAAAATGGCTTCGATCTTGGCGAGCGCTTCCAACAGGCACAAATACTCTCAAGCGCCTCGTCCACCATCAATTGCAGCTGGATTGCGAAGCTGGTGTCGGGCTAACCGCTCCGCAGCAAGGCGATGAAGCTCTGGTAATGCTGCGATGGTCGGATGATGGTGGACATACCTGGAGCAATAGCCATTGGGCTACTCTTGGCATATCCTTAGGCGCAATCGGAGATACCTCCCATCGAGTTATCTGGAGAAGATTGGGTATGAGCCGTGATAGGGTGTATGAAATATCCGGAACTGATCCAGTTAAAATTGCGATAATGGGCGCAGAACTTCAAGCAACAGGAACCCGCACATGATAACTCAAATTCCCTCTTCCAGAGAGCTGTTCATCGATGAACGCTCTGGCAACATTTCCAGGAGTTGGTATCGGTTCTTGCAGTTGCTAGAGCAGAAGGTTGGACTGTCACTGGAATTTCTCTCCAACGTCACCATAACGGATGCTGATGTCTCAATCGACAATGACACTCAGCATGTAATGGCTTCCGGGACGATTACTATAACTCTGCAAACTGCTGCGCAACGGGATTCAGTTCTCTCCATAACCAACACCGGAGTCGGAATAATTACCATCCTTCCGCAGGCTGGTGAACTAATCCAGGATGATGCAAGCAAAGAACTGGACTTCCAATGGACTACGGTCCAACTCTGCCCAACTATCGGAGGCTATGTTATAATATGAGCAGCTACGAACAAACCCGTCTTGCAGATATCGCAGGAAGCACTATCAATCCAGCTACTGAAGAAGGTCAAATTAATCTCTTGACAGAGCTAGAATTAAAGGCTAATCTAACAGAAATACAACCGGTTAACGATGCGGCTATTCAAGCATTGATTACCCTTTTAACTGATTTGATTGCGGCTAGGAGCGAGACGCCTTCTGCCTTGGATGCGTTGAATGTGCAGATTGGCCCTACTTGCTCGTTCTTCGGTAATCCGGTTACTGTAAGTCATACGCACTATCAAATCCATCAGGGGAATACCTTTAAAGCCCTGGAGATGGTAGCTTTAGGAACTTCTACACTTAAATACGCCTTTGTCACAACCACTGATCGCCCGCACTTAATCATCAGTTGCGATGTGTTCGATGGATCAGCCAGAGTAGACTTATACAAAGATGCCACTTTCACCGGAGGAACAACTATTCCAATATTCAATAAAAACTTTAATTCCGCTACCACCCCGCTATCCACCATAACCTCTGGGGTAACCAGTACTGACGGAACTCTGGTAGAATCCTTTTATGTAGGAACCGGCAAGGACTCCGCTGGAGCTTCTCGCGTAGATAGCGAATGGGTTCTTGAACCCAGCTCTATTTACCGAATAGATTTTGTTGGCTTAGTATCAGCAGATGTTATTAATTCTTTCAATTGGTACAATCATCAATAATTAATTTTTAATCTTGGAACTCCTTTATGTCAATGTCAATATCACGAGAATCTTTCAACAGTGCGGACTCTGAAACTAAGCTTCTATTAATCTTTGATATGCTGTTGGAGCAGAATAAGCTCTTGATAGCATCTTCTGATCAGCAAAAGCTGCTATGTGAACGCCGGTGTTCGAGCTGCGACCAGCGATTCATTAAGCTCGAGCGCAGGAAACTCTTCCACACCACCCTTGCAACGCTTGGCGGAGTCTTGGGCGGGTTTCTGGCAATACTAATTAAGATAAACTTTTTGGATAAATAGGATAATACGTAGGGATTATTAATCATTAATCCAACGGGGAAATCATGGAAGAAATACTAAAAACTGCTGGAATAGATAACCTCCCAGGGGTTAGTTTAGATGTAATTGAGAAAAAGCTGTTGCAATTGCCACAGGCAGAATGTCCACTATTCCATTATTTCGGGGATGGATTGTATATTCGGGAAGTCCACTTCCCCGCTGGTGCAATGGTTCTCGGTCATAGGCAAAAGTTCTCCCACGTGAATATCTTCATCCAGGGGAAAGTGCTAATGCTGAATCCAGACGGAAGCAAAACCGAACTCTCTGCTCCTATGACCTTCATCGGGCCCCCTGGCCGCAAGGTTGGCTATATCCTGGAAGATGTTATCTGGCAGAATGTCTATGCTACAGATGAAACGGATATCGACAAGCTCGAGGCTTGGTTCTTGGATAAAACTGACTATGCGATCGAGTACCATAAGGATGTTACTGATTACAGCGAAGATCATGAGGACTACGAGCTGGTGGTACAAGAGTGTGGTATGGCCCCCGAGCAGATAAAGGAAGAAGTTGAAAACTTGGAAGACCAAATCCCAATGCCAGATGGTTGGAATAAAGTATGTATTCGCGATTCCGCCTTGCATGGGAAGGGGATGTTTGCCTCTGCCCCATTCTACGAGGGGGAGGTTATCGCACCAGCTAATATCAATGGGAAACGGACCCCCGCAGGTCGCTACACAAACCACTCTTGCCGACCCAACGCTAAGGTATTCCAGGTCAACAATGATATAGTTTTTGTCGCCTTGCGGAATATAGAAGGTTGCAGAGCGGGGAATCGGGGAGAGGAAATAACCATAGACTATAGACAGACTTTGCAGCTGCGGGGTTTGTTGGAGGTAGAAGAATGTCAAGCGCAATAACAGCGGCAGTTGTCGTCGGAGGGGCTAGCTATCTATCGGCGAAGGAGAATTCCAAGGCAGCGAAAAAGGCTGGAGAATCTTCTGCAGCCGCAGCAGCCTATGCTACTGAGGAGCAGGCCCGGCAATTTGATCTAATGCAAGCTAACCAGAAACCTTGGCTTGACCAAGGCACGGCGGCGGTTAATCAACTTGGAGCGGGGGTGTTGTCTGGCGCAATGAGCAAGCCCTTTGAAGCCGGGGATATGCTTGCAGACCCCGGTTATCAATTCCGTATGTCTGAAGGGCTAAAGGCGCTGGATCGGTCAGCATCCTCGAGGGGGGATTTGCTCGGCGGCGCGGCCTTGAAAGCGATTACCAGATTTGGGCAAAATACCGCTAGCAATGAATACCAGAACGCATATAATCGCTACACCGGAGAACAAGCTACAAAGTATAATCAATTGGCAAGTTTGGCAGGAGTAGGCCAAACCGCCGCTAACACCCTTGGCCAAGCGGGGCAGGCTTATGCGGGCAATGTCGGTAATATAGCCATGGATAATGCAGCAACACAAGGCAATGTGGCTATTGCACAGGGCAATACTAAGGCCAGTCTCTATCAAGGAGCTGGAAACGCCCTATCTACCGGACTCTCTGGGCTCGGTCAATACTACCAACAGCCACAACAACAATCATCTACTTGGATCAATCCTGACACGGGGAGGGCTTGGTAATGGCAGAGATTAATTGGAATCTATTAAACACAAACGCCCCCGCGCAGATAGCCGCTAGCCTTGATCC